GTTGGCCTTCTCTGCGGAAACTTTGACGACCGCCTTTTTGGACACCAGCAGCCCCGTCTCCGGTTTCTCGGCAATATCCATCCAAGCCCGGAGGTTATCCGGAATGTCCAAGGTGCGGCGGGCCGAAGTCTTGGCGATATCCGCATCGATGCAGGCAATGTTCTCCTCATCGACAAAATGGCCGGCGTTCATCCGCTGGAACTCGGCGCGGCGGGAGCCCCCGAAAGCTACCGTCGCCACGTAGAGGAGTTGCTTGGGCCGCAGCACGATGAAGAGTCGGGTCAGTTCCTCCGGAGTGAAGACCGCTGGTTTTTCGGTCTTGGCCTTTGGTAGCGGGATGTCCTCAAACGGAGATTCAAACTCCCTCGGCACGTAGCGTTTGCGTTTGGCGAAGCTCTCTCGGGCCTTGAGCGCCCGCACGATATTGCGTTTGGTTGTCCGGCTGTAGTCGCTTTCGAGGAGTTTGGTTTTCACCAGTTCGCTCGTGATCTGCTGGAGTGTCATCGAGCCGAACCACTTCTTGAGCACGCCGTTTTCATACTTGGCGTTCTTCAAATGCTCATGCGACACGTCTTCGCTTTGTTCACGCAGCGTCAATTCCGCTTCGAGTTCATCGCAGATGTCGCCGATCGTCTTGCGTGGCCCTCCGATTGCGTGGGTGCGGAGGTAAAGTTCGATCGCCGAAAGCATGTGGCTCCTACCACCAACTTTGCGCAAACACTCATTAAGGAATACAATATCCCCCGAATGAACGGATGTTCTGGTTCCCTCGGCGCGGGCGAGGTCACGCACAATGCGCTTTGCTTCATCGATCGCTTCGTTTCGATCGGAGATATTGCGGCGAAATTTTTGCGTGCCGACGTGCCAGTGCAATACGTGTCGAAGGTATCGTCCGTTTTGTTCCGTTCGGATCTCCACCTCCGCTCCGCCAAAACGCACTTTGGCTGGGCCGTTTTTCGTCTCAATAAGCTCAGGGATTTCGTGGTTCTTCATGTCTATTTTGGGACAAAAATCTGCTCCAATCGTTCAAAATCATACATAACAACATAACATTATATGATGTCCGGATTACGTAACTTTTTGTCTAACAGAGTAAATCGAGTGACTTACGACAAATGAAAAAAGTCGGGGCGACAGGATTCGAAGCAGAGTGCCACTTCCGTAAAAGGCTCTTTTACAGAGGGATAGTGGCTGGGGTTTATTTTGGAGCAGATTGGGGCGGGCTTTTCAGCCCATTTTGAGTGGCGATGAGTGTTTGCAGTCTCATTAAGCCCGGCGAACCGCAGCCCGCGGGATACTTTCCGCGTTACGGGTTTTGGTGGCAAAAGGACACCGCCGATTGGGCGGTCGAGCTTTACTGCTTCCGTCAAAAAGAGCGGGTGGGAGAGATGCTTGCCAAGGAAGCCCACTTCAAAAACGCGGCCCAGATGTTCTTCCACAAGAAGACGGAGAACTTTATCTGGCACCCTTGGGCCGAGGACATGCTTTACGAGTGCTGTCATAGCAAGTTTGTCGGTTTCGCAGGCTGCGGTTCGAGTGGCAAGTCGGAATTCATGGCGATCTGGGCCTTGTTGAACTGGCTGGCCGCGCCATTCCACACGTTGTCGTTGGTCACGTCCACGAGCATTCGGGACGCCAAGAAACGGGTCTGGGGTGCAATCCAGAGGTATTGGCCGTGCATCAAGCATGTCGCTCCAGGGAAGCTCGCCGATACTCCGACTCCGGCCATCTACACGATCCGGAACGGGGAGCGGATGGAGCAAGCGGGTGTGTATCTGATTCCGGCCGAGGCGAAAAAGACCTCGGAAGTCACTGGCAAAATGAGGGGTATGAAGGCTCCGCGGGTGATCGTTGCGGCCGACGAGTTGAGTGAGTTGGGTCATGCCTTCCTCGACACGGCGATGTCGAACCTTTCGAACAACCCGTTTCTCCACATTTGTGCCGCGGCGAACCCTGTCTCCTACTACGATCCCTTCGGGCGATTCGTCGAGCCGATCAACGGGTGGGGGAGCATTACGGTCAACGATGAGAAGTGGGAGACCAAGCTGGGTGGCGTTTGTCTACACCTCGATGCCCTCAAGAATCCGAATTACTTGGCCGGTGAGAACAAATGGCCGATCCAGAAGTGGGAGAAGATTGACGAAGCCCGTGAGCGACTCGGCGAGGACAATCCGATCTTCTGGCGTGACTATCGGGGGTTCTGGCCACCGCAGGCGGTCAGCAAAGCCATCTACTCCGAGGCCGAGATCATCCGCTTTCAGGCTGACCAAAAGCCCATGTGGAGGGGCCGCGTCGAACGAATCGTCGGCATCGACCCCTCGTTCGTGAGCGGCGGGGATAGGTGTGTCATTTATTTGGGCTCGTTTGGCCAGAACAAAGATGGGGTCGATCAGGTTTCCTTCGACGAATTCCACTACCTCGACGAAGAGGCCAGCAACCCCGAGCCGCGCACCTTCCAGATCGCCAAGAAGATCAAAGACATCGTGGTCAAGGCTGGGGTGCCGTGGCGCAACATCGGGGTCGACGTGACGGGCGGCGGTGTTCCGTTCTGCGATGCCTTGGCCACAGTCTGCGGATCGAATGAGTTCCTCCGGGTTCACTTCGGCGGTGCTCCCTCTGGGCGCTCGCTCTCGGCTTACGATGCGACCGCGGCCCAAGATAAATACGTCAACCGCGTGACCGAGCTTTGGTTCGGCGCGAAGGAGTTTTTGCAGAATGGTCAGTTGCGGGGGATCGGTCCGGATCTTGCTCGGGAGATGACCAGTCGGAACTACGACACGCGCAAATCCGGATCGATGAAGGTCGTCGTCGAGAGTAAGACCGACATGAAAGCCAGGATCGGCCGGAGTCCCGACGTGGCGGATGCTGCGTTCGTCATGCTCGACGTTGTCCGCGAGCGGTTCGGGCTTCGTCCTCCCCAAGAGACTGGTGGGAGTCGCCGCGGGATGAGCAGTTGGAAGTCGACGATGACTTCGAAGTATGCCCCGCGGCGGTCGGGTCAGTTGCTCCAATCATTTTGAGGATGTATCATAACACCCTAATGCCATCATACTTTCCAGAAGGTGACACCCCATTGCCGAGCGACAGCTTTGAGCGGCTTTTGCAGAAAGCTCTGTCGCTCGTCAGCAGCAAGCTGAACGGGTCCTACGCACCGCTTCCGACCGACTCCAACGAGACGCTGATGTTTAAGTTTGTCAGCGCCCTCAACGAGCTTAATGCCTAGCTATTTCCCAGAGAATAACGCGGCGTTGGCCGGCGACTCTTTGGAGCGTTCGATGGCCAAAGTTGTAGGCGGTTTGCCTCCGGCTTTGGATTTCATGTTCGGTTCATTCTACCGGAATTTTGTCAGTAAGAAGACGCTTAATCACGGGATTGGATCGGCAATCAATTTTACGAGGGCATCGAACGCCACCTTCTTCGACGCCGACGGCACCTTAAAAATCGCAGGAACCAACGTCCCCCGCTTCGACCACGATCCGGCGACTGGTGAGTCGCGTGGGTTGCTGGTTGAGGAGTCGCGGACCAATCTGTTCGCACGAAGTGCGGACTTTGATAATGCGTATTGGACCAAGGTCGAATCATCAACGCACGCAAATAGTATAACTGCGGTTGATGGTCAACTTGCCGCAGATAAGATCATTGAAAGCAGTCTCCTAGCTAAACACTTTATTAAAAAGCATATTACAGGAGATCAAGGCATTTCCAGTGTGGGGGAATCCATAACAGGATCAATTTTTTTGAAAGCCTCTGAGCGGAGTAAGGCCCTGTTAATCTTAAAGAGCACTGGAATTGGAGACACCGATAGCTCAGGCGATCTGCACGGCGAGTGCCTTTTTAATTTATTAAATGGGCAGATTGATTCAGTTACAAATTTATCATCATTGAATCTTGGAGTTGTAAGAGGCAGTATTTCGGTCAGGTCAGTTGATGTCGGAGACGGGTGGTATCGGTGTATAATTACAGTCACCATTGTTTCGGCAGCCCCGCGCCCTGGCGGATGGCGCTTTGAGGTAGTGCTACACAACGGCACCTCGATTTCCTACACCGGCGACGGCACCTCCGGCATCTTTGCATGGGGCGCCCAACTAGAAGCAGACGCCTTCGCCACCAGCTACATCCCGACGACCACCGCCGCCGCGACACGCGCAGCGGATAGTGCGGTCGTTACGCCGATTAGCTCGTTCTATAATCAGGTTGAGGGGACAGTGTTTGCGGAGTATGCCGGAGCCCACGGCAATCGTGGAGTTCTCCAATTTAACAACAACACAAACGACGAGCGAATTGGTATTATTACCAGTGACAACAGCACTCCGTTTCTATCGGCAGTAAGTGGCGCAACTAGTCAGGCAGTCATTGGTGTTGGCTCGGTGCCGCAAATTCAAGATGTCATCAAATTCGCGGGCGCATTTAAGCGAAACGATTTTCAAGCGGCGAGAGGTGGAACCCTTGGCGTGGCAGACACGTCGGGCAATATGCCAGCCGCACAATCAACGCATTGCTATATCGGGTCTATTGCGCTCGGCGGGAACAACGCCAACTGCCACATCCGCAAGATCGCCTACTGGCCCAAGCGCCTCCCCGACACGCTCCT